TTAAGACTGATCCCCTCTCGAAACAACCGGGTTTTTTGTGGCTGCATCTTCAAGATGGCTGGGGGAGAAGTGAGCATAAATCATGGTCATGTTGATTTCAGAATGCCCTAAGATTTCTTTGAGTACCAGGATGTTACCTCCATTCATCATGAAATGGCTGGCGAAGGTATGCCGCAGAACGTGCGTAAACTGATTTTTGGGTAGTTCAATACCCGCCATTTTTAAGACAGACTTAAACCGTTTATACACATTCTCGAATAAGCGTCCCTGTTTCTTGGGAATCGAGTCATACAGTTCTTTCGTTATGGGGACTGTGCGGTTTTTGCCGCTTTTTGTTCTGGTGAAGGTGATTTTGAAGGGAATGACCTGAGAGCCATTCATTAAAGCAGCCTCATTCCATCGGCACCCTGTGCTAAGGCATATTTTAACAACAGCAGTTAAATCAGGGTTGCCGTATGCTTCGCACGCGTCCAGAAGCGATACAACCTCATTGCCCCTTAAGAATGAAAGCTCACTTTGTTTTACCCTAAATGGTTCAAGTTCGGATATAGGGTTGGGGTATTTAATATGTTTTAGTTTTTTTAATTTATTAAATACAGCCACAAGTGCAGTGCATTCCAAATTAATACTTCGCAATGACGCGGGTTTTAAATATCTATTACTCTTCTCTCTGTATACCTCGCCATTGAGTCTTTTGCGCCTGTGCTCTGATACATCCTCACCGGTTATACTTGATGCAACCGGATTGCCCAGGGATTCGCATACAACATTTAAGCGCTGACGTCTCGCAATGCCGCCTGTGAGTGTTACGCCATGAACGTTGTACCAGAGTTCAATGATTTCACTTAAGCTTCGGTTGTCTTCTTTTTCACCTAGCCACGGTTTATTATCAACCTCAGACATGATGTGTTTTTCAAAAGCGACAGCCTCTCCTTTTGTGGAGAATTGCTTGCGTACCCTTCGCCCTTCTCGGCCTGAGGGGTAGCATTCACATAGCCATTTGCCGTCGTTATTCTTTCTTACACTCACACCAATACCTAATTAGACGTAATGGTCATGACAACACGACCAAAAGGTTTAATATCATCAATGTTGCATTCAAAAGTAATTTCCTTATCACTAACTCTTAATTGTTTGTTTGGAAGCCGTGAAAGTTTCCTTAGGCTGTAAGTACCCTCGATATCAACTAACCATAGTCCGTCATTGATGTCTGAAAATGATGTTTCTATAATATATTTATTATTTCCATTTATAAGCAGGATTGGTTTTTTAATTTCTACTTTCAAGAGTGCTAAATCAAATAACGTGTATTTTGCTTGATGGATGGCACCATCAATCAATTTAATATTGTTTACGCTTATAACATCTGAATCTTTTGGATCAAACATTGGCCCATTACCTGTCATAAGCCAGGTTAGTGAGGCTTTAGTTTCGATTGCGCAAATAATAATCCAATCATAAGGAAAGGTATCACGCATCCATCGGTTTCCGATGCCACCTTTTGACACTCCCATGTGTTCGGCAAGTTGTTGCCGTGTCCCGTAACCATAGGCTTCACAAATTCTTTCTATAGCGTCACGGCCCCCGACAGTCGGAGATAGAGAGATCCCATGTGCGAACGTTTTTGTTGACATATAACTTCTGTGATCCTATCTTCTGCGTATCCCAGGTGCGAACTGGGTGATACGAAATGTTAACTCAACTGGAGAATATGCCTCATGGCAACGATGATTTCAATTTATATCCCTAAGGCGAAAGTGACGCCTAAGGAGTTCAGTGAGCTGCAAGGTATGAAGGTACGGACTGTGCGCTCTTGGTGTGAGAAGGGAATACTTTCTCAAGATAAAAAAGCGCATAAAAATGGCCGCGTATCGATCCATTACCTGAAGTTTATTGAACGTCAAGCCAGGCAGTCACTTGGTCATAACCGCTTTCAGATCATCGTTGGTCGTGAACCATCTTGTACCCAATAGGGAACTGCGGCCATGTTTGATTACGTAGAATCCAAACACCCCCATTTTGATGCAGCCTGCCGAGCGTTTGCGCTGGCCAACAACGTCGAGGCAACTGCCCGCGCCGTTGGCCTGACCCCGCAGGTATTACGAAACAAGCTGAACCCGGAACAACCACACAGGCTGACCGTGGAAGACCTGCTGGCCATCGTCGTTTATACCGATGATGCCCGCCTGATTGATGGCGTGCTGGCGCAACTTAACTGTCTGCCGTCTGTGCCGATCAATGAGGTTATGAACAGTAGCGTACCTGTTTACGCGCTCAACGCCACGGCGGACGTGGGCGCGATTGCTGGTCAGGCTGTATCTGATGAACCACTAACCCAGGCGCGTAAAAACGCCATCTTAGACCGGGCGAGTAATGCGATCCGCAATCTGTCGCTAATCATGCTTACTGTCGAATCCCGGTTTCAATCTACCCCTATGGTTGCCGCCGCTGTCGATCTGGTCAGCGCCACAATGCCCGGAATGATGTGAGGTAAAACATGGTCATTTTCGCAAAATTACTGAAACGCCCGTCACCCAGCCAGCAGTTGCCCAGTTTTGGCCATGGCTGGATTGAACTCTCAAACGGTCAGCGCTGGCAGCCCGCGCCGGGAGTTAAACCCGCGCAGCAGGCCCGCCGCCGTTCGGCTTTCTCTCGTCTTCGCGGATTATTCGGGGGCAAACATGGCTGATAACCAGATATGGCTTGAGCGTATTCGCCAGCAAATCAACAGCAAACAGTCAAAGGCCGCTGATTTTTGGGACTCACTGAAGCCGGAAATGCGTGGGTTGGTGCTTCACGCTGCCTCGTTATCTGGTTCGCAGAACTTTAATCATCATCTGTCCGGCTGCAACTGGCATGAGCTTTACGACCGCATTGATTCACGGGGCATGGTTCAGATCCGTGCCGGTATTCAGATGGCCCGCGTTCTGTTCGGCGGTTTTGGCAGCCTGTCCCGCACTAGTTTCACTCGCAGGACTTCTGATCGGCCAGATTGCACTGCAGCACAAATCTGCCAGGGGCAGGAAATGATTGTAGCGCCACATATCATCATGCCGCTGATTGCGGCTGAACAAGGCAGTAATACAGCAGGAGAGCAGCAATGAAAATTATCACAGTACAGAAAGAAGGTTTGATCTCGGAGATGGGTAACTGGGGGGTTACTCACCAGTACGCTGAATTCTTCATTTCTAAATGCGCCGACGATGGCCATACGCTTTCACTTCGACCGTTTGCTTTCAATGACACGACGCATCTGAATGCATCAGGGCAATGGCTGCGTTGCTGCGCGGCTTTTTGGGTCATGGCTTATCGCGAGGCTGGCCAGAAGATTGAGCAGGTGGAGGCTATCAGCGCCATTCGCGCACTGTATTACATGTCCGGGATGATGGGGCAAGGCGCTGTTACAGCGGCCATCCGTATGTGGTGGGATCATGCCTACGCGCTGCATCGCCTGCCAACGTTCAACCGTTCGCAAGGTTCAGTTAATCATCAGTCTGATTCGTCGATCCTTAGCCAGCCTTTCACTACTCACTAACCAACATCGCAGAAATCTAACGGCCCCTTAATTGCGGCCGGGGATTTCTGCGCTCTGAACCGGAGAAGTACACATGAAAATGACTCGTCAGGACATCAAAAAAAACACCGCCCCAGCCGCTGAGTTGGTACAGGAACTTTGCACTAATGCGCACACAGAAGGGCGTAAGGATATGGCAACTAAGCTGTCTGGCCGCCTTGACCGGCTGGCTACCAAGGTCAGCAATGGAGAGTTGTCAGCTGTTGAGATTGTCGAGCTGATGCGGGAAGAGTCCGCCACCTGGGTGAGCCAATGGCACTGATCCGCGATGCCGCTTTGTTGCTCATTTTGATCGCCTTAATGGGCCTGTCTTTTTGGATGCCTCAGCTTTTTGAAGTTACGAAAACCGAGCGCTACGAATTAAACAATTACGACTGAGGGTAGGGAAGATGGCACAACGTACACCACTGAAATGGCCCGGCAGCAAAGCCCGTGCAATGAATGAACTGAAGAAACATCTACCTGATGGGAAACGCCTTGTTGAGCCCTTTGCGGGTTCCTGCGCGGTCATGATGAACACTGACTATGACGAGTATCTGATCGCAGACATCAACCCCGATTTAATCAATTTTTATCAGCGGTTGGTAAGTAACCCAGATGCCGTGATTTATTTCGCGTCACACCTTTATACCACGCGGAATAATGCTGAGGGGTTTTACCGTCTTCGCCTGAAATTCAATAGTGCCATTCAAAGCCCTGACGCTAAGGCCGCTACGTTTCTTTACCTGAATCGCCATTGTTACAATGGCATGGTGCGATATAACCAGCAGGGCCAGTTCAACGTCCCCTTTGGCAAGTACAAAGCCCCTTATTTTCCAGAAGCTGAGATCCGCGCATTTGCTAATAAAGCGAAGCGGGCAACGTTTATCTGTGCTGATTTCAGCGAAACGCTGGAAATGGTGCGGTCTGGTGATGTGATTTACTGCGATCCTCCGTATAACCCGCTTGAAGGGAAAGATAGCTTTACGGGCTATCACAGTGGTGGCTTTGGCACTGACCAGCAGCAGAGGCTGGCAGATAGTCTTTATTCGCTTTCATTGCAGGGCTATCCCGTTGTTGCATCCAACAGCGACAGCATTCTGACCAATGGTCAGTATGGTTATGGTCGGTTTGATCTGCATAAAATTAACGTTGTCCGATCCGTGGGAGCATCTGCCGGCACTCGCGTAGTCGCACCAGAAATCATCGCAACACGTTACCCTCTCGATCAGCACAGACTGGCCCGCAGTGGAACACCATCACTTCCATGAGTGGCACTCACGAAATCAATTTTGCCCCGGAGCACTATCACGCCGTTAATCAGTTTCGGCGTGATGTTTTCGCGCCTGGCGCACCCCGTGATATTTCCATTATTGAGCTGAAGCTGTGGCACGCTGATGCAGTCGATCACAACTGGCGCAGCCAGTACCTGCATGATATGCCTGACTTCCTCGCCGGGTATTTCGGTCACCGCTACGAGACGCTGCTGAAGTCAGGCAAAAGCGGACGCCGCCGCGCTAATACGTTTTTACGCAACACCATCGGAAAGAACGTATTACCACGGCTGCAAAAGGTCACGCAGCAGTGGCAGAAAGATTACACACACGGGATGCCTTCCCCCTTTAAAGACAAGCTGGACAGCCTGCCGACATATGGCCGGGATCAGATCCGCGATCTCTCATATGACGTTGCCAACTATCTGGGCGAAGCGTTTAACACCTGGACAGAAGAAACCGCGCCGGAACAAAACCCAGGCAAAGAAGAAATCTCCCGGCGTACGGCCGATGCCTACGTATATCTTGCGCGTGAAGCCCTCAAATGCGGCACTACACCGCCGTACTGGGAGTCAGTAAAGAAGACCGGGCGCATAAAGCGTCGTCACGCAGAAAGCGGCATTTTACGCATGATGGCCCCGGAGTGGTGGCGCATACGTCTGAAGCGCCGCCGCGATTTACAGCGCGAGCATATGGCCATTGCAGTGGGTCAGGTTCAGCGCACGGCCACCGCCTATGTGTCACGCAGCACGCTTGGCGAGTGGGTCGAGCAGAAGAAGCGCAACCGCGAGTTTTTCAAAAGATTTGATCTCATCAATAACGACGGTGACCGTATATCGATGGCGGCCACCGTTGACCGCAGCAACGCTAATCCGGCAATCAGGAGATGTGAACTTATGGCACGTATGCGAGGTTTTGAAGATATCGCAAACGATATGGGCTGTGCGGGTGTGTTCTACACAATCACCGCGCCATCCCGTTATCACTCAGTACACAGCAGGGGTGGTTTCGTTTCCCAGTGGAATGGCAGCAGCCCACGCGAAACACAGAAATACCTTTGCAAGGTGTGGTCAAAAATCCGCGCTGCGCTCTCGCGTGAAGAGATCCACCTCTTCGGCTTCCGTGTGGTTGAACCCCATCACGATGGGACACCTCACTGGCATATGCTTTTTTTCATGTTGCCGGAACATAAAGCCCGCGCAACTGAAATCATGGCGAAATATGCCCGTGAGGAAGACGCAGACGAGCTGAACACGCCGCAGGCCATGAAAGCCCGCTTTCATGCTGAAGATATCGATCCGGCTAAAGGCAGTGCAACGGGCTATATCGCAAAGTACATTTCCAAAAATATCGACGGTTACGCGCTTGATGATGAGAAAGACGGCGAGACGGACGGCAACGCCAGGGAAATGGCTAAGGCTGTTTCTGCGTGGGCGTCGCGCTGGCGTATCCGTCAGTTCCAGCAGATTGGTGGCGCACCCGTCACCGTGTGGCGTGAGCTGCGCAGGATGCGGGGGCAGACGCTGGACGATCCCCGTATGGATGCGGTGCTGGCTTCCGCAGACGTTGCTGTTGATTGGGCGGCATACACGCAGGCCCAGGGCGGCCCGCTGGTAGCGCGTGACGATCTGGTCATTCGTCTGGCTTATGAAATTACGGAGTGCGGCAACGAATACGGGGAAGACGTCCAGCGCGTACAGGGTATCTATAGTCCTCAGGTTGCTGGCTCTGAGGTTCCTACTCGTCTGGTTAAGTGGGAAAAGGTTGCGAAGTTGTCCGAAGCGCCAGCGGAGGATGCTTTATCTGGCCGCAGCGCGGCCCCTTGGAGTTCTGTCAATAACTGTACGGGCGCGGAGCGCAGACGGTTAGAGATGGAGTTAAAATGCCGGGGTTTTGAGGGGAGCTACGACGAAATTGGGATACTGATGCGCGGCAGCGGGCTGGATTATGCAGGGGTAGGGAAATTGCTGTACCGGAACGGTAAAGTTATCGAAAAAAGCATCGGAACAAATGATGAAATGTGGCCGGGCTGGTTCTGAATCAACAGCTTACTGAAATGCGCCATATCGATTTTTGAAGTAGTAACGCGTAAAAATTGTTTCATATTTGGTTATGAATATTATACTGTATGCATATACAGTTAATTCCTTTCGGGAGGGAAGATGAAAGATTTTCATATGGAGTCGGTTCGTTTGGAACGTATTGATTTAATTGCACGTACATTGGTAAATGACTTGTACAGTGATGAAGATAAAGAGGTTGCCATAGTTTGGATTGCTGAGTTGTGTACCGGGATAGTTGAAGAGGTAAGAAAACAAAAAGAAGAAGGAAAAAGCCCCCTTTAGGAGGCCAATTTTATGCAGCGCTAGAGGATTGTAACAAATCCAGGGCTATCTGCTTTTGATGTGGTGACATAGTGCTTAACACCTGCTGCAGAAGCATATCCCCCGTTTTCGCGCTGGGGCTGATGGTATGTGAAAAAGTCAGGTTCATGACAAAAGTGTGGCCGCATTCTACGTCAGCGCAGGAACAGTAAATATCAGCGATATCCCGATGTTTGCGGTTAGTTTTACGTATAGCAGCTTTAGAACCGCACTCTGGGCATTCTATTTTTAATACGCGCATGTTAGCGGCTCCGGCAAAATAATTATGCCTGGATTTTAGCCGTTTTTTCATCACACTGCATCCTTAACAGTTGTTTCTTCTGCAAAAGTCAGGTGAAGACGATCCGGTACTTCCGGGTCGTTGCTCACTGCCGCTGATAGTCGTCGCTGAATTGGCAGCACTTCATCCTTGCGGTAAGTGGCGCGGGCCGTTTCCGGGTTGCCGAGTCCTGCCGCGTTCTGCGGTATGATACCCGCCAGCCCTGCAGGGAAGCGGTGCGCATTGAGCACGTCCTGTGCGCTGATGTTCTTCACGTTAGCAAATTCATCATTCGCGCCAATATCCCCCATCTCAATAAATTTCACCGCGTCAGCGTCACCGCCAGGAATATTCACCAGGATGGTGCTGAAGTTGCCGATCCCCTTGCTTTGCTCAAGCTGCCGGCCGATTTCCTCTTCCACTTCATCCGTCATTGCAGGGTCACGTGTGTACAGAATGCCGCCCGTATGGGCACCGTTATGGTAATAGCGGCGGCGGAAAATCACCGCCTCACTATTCAGCAGCGCTGAATGCACACCGCCGATGTAATCCGGCAGGCCGTAAATATGCTGCTGCGGGTCGTACATTTTGATAAAAATGACGTCTTCAGGCGGGTATTCCAGCGGTTCACCGTCCTGCAGAACGACAAACCCGCCATCTTTGCGGCGGCGCATGTACAGTCCCGGCATGGGTTCCAGCGCGATCACCTCGTCCCAGCCGTTGCGAATTTTCACGATGGCCAGATCCCCGAAGGTGAAAAAATCCATTGCTGCCCCTTCCAGCTGGTCATGTGTCAGGCCGCCCCCGACATAGCCGGAAAGCAGCATGTTTTTGCGGGCGTGAAGGATTCCACCGTGCTGGCCGTTGAGATTGACCAGCTGCGCCAGGGCGAGGCGGTCAATCGGCAGCGTGTAGTGCTCGTAATCATTGTCGTACCAGATTTCACGGTAGTCCGTCCCGGTGGTTAGCACGGGTTCCGGCTTATCAAAAGTGATAATGCTCATATGGCGCTGCTTTTCAGCCGGGGCGCTTTTCTTCTTCGTACTGGCAGGTCGCCATTGCTTTTTAGTCATGCTGCTTTCTTTAGCCCCCATTTGGATTTCGGCTTGTTTTCGTAGTTAAGCGGTTCGTTATGTAGCGCATGGGTGATGGCCCAGAACGCTTCCGCGTGTCCGGTTTCCGGGCTGCGGTCTGCGACAAACGTCATGGCGTTACCGCTGTTGGTGGTGGTGTGGCGGATGGACATAAACGACGCCGGGATTTCCTTCTGATCCTTGTCCCATTCGATGCGCTGGCTTCCGACGACATCGGCCGCTTTTAATACCAGCTGGTCTTTCGTGTGGCGGTCATAGCGAATGGCCACGGCCACGCGCAGTGCAAAGTGCTGGATGTTGTCGAAGACGCCGGAGCCGATGCCCGTCACATCCACGCCTAAATAGGTGAAGTTGTAATGACCGAACAGCTTCTGGATCTGCTTTGCCTGCCAGCGGAAGTTCATTCCCTGCCAGTTGAATACCCGCAGAACCCGGAACTTTTCGCCGTCATGCTGCGGTGGCGCAACAATCACAAACGTGGACATATCGCCGGAACGGGCCGGATCAAAGCCGCCCCATACCGGGCGATTGCCAAATGGTCGGGCGGCGGTTGGGTCGTGGTCTTGCCATGCACTGACATCCACAGCGCATGTCTGTAGATCGGAAAACCTGAATACCGAGTTTTTACTGTCAACGAACACGCACATGTAGAGCATGTTGAACGTGGTTTCGTTGTACCGGTTCCTGAGTTTTTCGATGCTGGCGAGGTTAAATCCGCCCCTGATTGCATCTTCCAGGGTAATGACGTAACGCCACTGGCCATCGGGGCAAAGTCGACCGCCGTCCCGCAGTTCTTTGATTGCCGGGAACGTGACGGCAGCGCGTTTTTTATTGCCCTGCTTCCATTCCTCGCCCGTCCAGAACGGGTAAGCTTGATGCGTTTTGGCAGACGGGGTGGAAAAGTAAGTGGTGCGCCATTTGTCGTGTGTGGCCATGGCGCTGGCCACTTCATTAAGCCGCGCAAAGTTCGGTACCCAGAAATATTCATCACAATAGAGGTGGCCGCTGTACGACTGCGCGGTGTTTTTATTGGTAGAGAGAAAGCGCAATTCTGCGCCGTTACTGAGCCTGATCGGGTTGCCCGTCAGCGTGATGCCAAAATACTGCTCCGCGATGTTCACAATGTAGGAGCGGAACACCTCCGCCTGCGCCTTACTCGCGGAAAGAAAAATCTGCGGGTCGCCCGTCAGCACCGCATTTTCAAACGCCTCAAATGCAAAATACCAGGTCGCCCCGATCTGGCGACTCTTGAGGATGTTGCGCACCTGCTGGCCAATGTTAAGCCGCAGGTGTTTCTGATAGCCAAACAGGTACTCTTTGGCCCACTCGTCAAAGTCTTCCTGATTAAGCCCGCTAATGTCGTTTTTCTTGTACTGGCGCTTCCTGCGCGGCTGGCCGTCTTCCTCTTCACCGCCTGAGCCGTTGCCGGGGCCGCCGCGCCCGCGTGCCTCTGCAAGCTTCTCTTTATGCTTATTAGCCTGCGCCCTTAGTTTTGTGCTGTGGGCTATTAATAGATCCAGTTCCTTTAATTCAAGGTCTGTTTTGCCGTCCCGCTGCGCCAGCAGCTGGCAGCGGCGCTCTATTGCCTCTTCGGTGCTTTCATGGCTGAGTAAGTCAGCCCAGCCGAATTTCTCCGCCCAGTAGTAAACGATCCGCGCATTCGGCAGATTTAAATCTGTAGCAATTTCTTTAGGCGTGTGTCTGCGCAAATAAAGCGCACGCGCCACGCCTCTTAATTCGTCACTGTATTTAGCCATAGGCTTTATTATGTCGGATATATTCGGATAAATATGGTGGTGTTATTCGGGTGCGTTCGATAAAGAGGCGATAGCCGAATGCAAACGAATTCAAATGGGTGCGCCGGGTGTTGTGATGGTGAATAATTGATTTTGTTGGAACGCATCAAGCAATCAGGAAAAATAATGTCACATTTACGTACTGACTGGCTTTGTGTTGCTACAGAAGGAGATTCGGTAGATGGCCGGGTGTTGAAACGTCAGTGGTTAATTGATGCCGCTGAAACATATGACATCAATTTATACGGCGCATTAATCTGGCCTGAGCATAAAAGGGAATATGGCAATTTTGGCGAAGTGCTTTGTGCTATGTGGCAGGACGATAATGCGGGCCTTGCAAAACTTTATGTTCAGCTGCGTCCTAATGCGAATCTTATTGAAGCAAACAGCCGTGGCCAGCTGATTTATTTTTCAGCTGAGTTTTCTGAGTCTGATAACTGGCGTGGAACGGGGCGAAGCTACCTTGAAGGGTTAGCCGTTACTGATTCCCCGGCCAGTGTGGGTACAACCCGGCTGAAATTTAGCAAACAAAGAACAATGACTCACGGTTATTACGCCTGCCGTATTACCCGTGGCGGAAATATTAAACAGGAAGCTGAAATGAACAAAAAACACTGGCAAAGCTGGTTTGGTATCGCCCCGAAGAAATTCGCAGAAGAAGAAACTGAAGCGCCGGGAGCTGGCGGCGAAGATAAATTACAGGTGCTGGCCGAAGTGGTGAACGATCTTGAAACCCGTATCACCGCGCTTGAAACACAATTGTCCGGTACTCAGGATGATATGGAAGTGGTGAAAGAGGTTATCGACACGCAGGAGTTTTCCGATCTGCGGAATGCGCTGCCGGAAATCGTGAAAAACTTCACAAAGCTGGATAAAAAAATTACTGAATTGCCGCGCCGTCAGTTTGGTAACCAGAAGAAAAAAGAAACTGGCTTCAAGTTTCTTTAATTCTTTCATCCGAAAAGTCTGAATAAATAATCATTTTGCCGTCAGGTGAGAGGGGAAAGAATGAAATTAAATAAACGTGCGGAGCAGTTTATTAATGCCTATGCGGACGGACTCGCCACGCATTACAGCATTACTAAACCTGACCGCTATTTTTCACTGACCGACCCGCAGGAAACGAGTCTGCGTCAGGCGCTGCTGGAGTCCGTTGAGTTTCTCAGTCTGATTACCGTGGCAGATGTCGATCAGCTTTCAGGCCAGGTTGTGTCTGTCGGCGCTTCCAAGCTGTACACCGGGCGCAGTGAAACCGGGCGTTTCAGTCAGCGCGTTGGCGTGGAAGGTAACGAATATAAGCTGGTTGAGACGGATTCCTGTGCCGCGCTTCGCTGGGATCTGCTGTCGCTCTGGGCAAACTCAGGCGATGAAAACGAGTTCTTCCAGCTGGTTCAGACGTTCTCTAACCAGGCCTTTGCGCTCGATCAGCTGCGTGTTGGTTTTAACGGTACGTCTGTTGCAAAAACCACTAACCCTGTTGAAAACCCGAACGGCGAAGACGTCAACATCGGCTGGCATAAGCGTATGTCGGAGTTTGAGGAAGGTAAGCAGATTCTGACCGATGCCGTAACCCTGGGTGAGGGTGGCGACTATGCGTCACTCGATGCGATGGCGTCCGACCTGATAAACGACAAAATCCCGGCACAGTTCCGTAATGACCCGCGTCTGGTTGTCCTGGTTGGTGCCGATTTGGTGGCCGCTGAACAGTACCGGCTATTCCAGAAGGCAGACCGTCCGACTGAGAAAATCGCAGCGCAGATGCTGGACAGCACGATTGCAGGGCGTAAGGCCATCGTGCCGCCGTTTATGCCGGGCAAACGCATGGTCGTCACGCCTCTGAGCAACCTGCATATCTATACGCAGCGTAATACCCGTCAGCGCAAAGCGGAGTTTGTTGAAGACCGCAAGCAGTACGAAAACAAGTATCTGCGCAACGAAGGTTACGCAGTGGAAGAACCGGAGCTGTACGCCGCGATTGATGAAAGCGCGGTAACCATCGGCAAAGTCATTGCGCCAGTGGAGGGCTGATACATGGGATTGTCACCCGCACAACGTCACAGCCAGCGTATTGAGATGGAACGCCAACTGGCAAAGCAGGAAGCCATCACCAGCAAGACCAGCCTGCATATGCAGCTGCTGGCCCTGAATGAAGATGTTGAGCGGGTGCGATCCCTGCCAACGATTGCCGACCGTATTGAGATGAAGCGCAGCGAAATGTTGCCGCGCTGGATGCCCACGGTGCAGGAATATCTGGATGCCGGGAAAGTCTACAAAAACCCGGTGTTCGCCTGGTGCATCGTCTGGCTGTTTGACGTCGGTGACTTTGAACAGGCGCTTAACTGGGCGGATATTGCCATCGCGCAGGAGCAGCCCACGCCGGACAACATCAAAAGCACGTTTCCGGCCTTTGTTGCCGATACCGTGCTGGGGTGGGCGGATGAAACCCTGAGCCGTGGTGAGAGCGTGGAGCCGTATTTCTCGCACGTCTTTGAACGTGTTACCGCAAGCTGGCGTTTGCATGAGGAAATTACGGCCAAATGGTTGAAATTTGCCGGGCTGCTGCTGCTGCGTGATGAACGCGGCGAAGCCCGCGCCACGGCGCACGACGACGTGGCATTACTGGAAAAAGCAGATGCCTTGCTGGCTGCTGCTGAGTCCCGTCATAAAAGAGTGGGTGTGGGGACGATGCGTAAAACCATCGCCGCCCGCATCCGTTCGCTGAGTAATCAGCCGTAACGACTACCGCAAGCCGGGCAGACGCAGCGGAGGGCAGAACACGCAGTGTAATGCGCCGTGGATGCTGGTCAGTCTGCCTTTTTGCAGGAGATTTTATGTTCAGTGGTACACCGATTGACTATCAGGACGAACCGCTGATTAACAATGGATTCTGGCCGGATATGAATCTGGCCGATTTCCAGCGCGCCCGCAGTATTCCGGCAGATATTGATGCCGGAACGGTGGGGGATGCGCTGCTGGCGGCCACGGGCGAAGTTAACAGCCAGCTGGCTAGCGTGCAGGAAAAGCATCAGGCAAGCGGGGTGGCCACTGCGCAGGACGTCCCCGGCGTGCGGCTGGGTGAGCAAAACCAGCTGTGCGCACAGTATAAAAAAGCGGTGTATGCCAGGGCAAAAGCAGACCTGTTAGGCGAGTTTGCGTCCGTTGGCCGCCGCGAGTCGCACCCAGGGCAGGAGAGCGATGAAACACGCAACGGATTGCTGGCGGAATCGTCAATCGCGATCCGACTGATTAAGGGGCTGAAGCGGGCCACGGTGAAAAAAATATGAGCCAGATTGATTCACTGACGGCGTTTATTACCAGCAACGTACCGAAGCGGGCAATGCTGTCTTTCAGCAGCGAAATCGACGCGATGAAGACCATCCCCGCCGCGAAGGATTACGGGCTGGGGCAGTACCGGCAGGCGATTATTCGTTATGACGCGGTGCTGTCATGGGAGCGTTATCCCCACCGGGAACACGATCCGCGCATCCTGATGTCTCTGCTTGACGCATGGCTGGCCGGAAATGAACAGGATTTGCTGGGCCAGGTGGGGATCACCAGCGCCGATCCTGACTGGGACATCGGGGTGATCGACGATAACACTTCGGTCGTGGTCGTGACCGTCCCCATGGCTGAAGAGCTGGTCATAGTTGAAGACGAAAACGGGCCTGTCCCGTTTGACGGTAAGCGCTGGCGACTGGCCGATCCGGTTATCTGGACGGCCCTCACGGCGCAGGTATTCGGTGCGGACGGCAGCAAAGCCAGCGCGGGGGATGAATGAGTATTTTCGGTGCAGAGCTTAACGGCGCACAGCTGAAGGAGATGCGTCGGGAGATGGCCGAGCTGGATCTGCCGCAGAAGAAGCGCCAGCGCTTTATCTGGCGAATGGCCAAGTACGGCGTTATCCCGGCCGCAAAGCGCAACGTGCGCAATCAGCAGGCACCGGACGGCACGCCGTGGCAGGGCCGGAAAACCCGGCGCAGGGGGAAGATGCTGCGCAACCTGCCGGGGCTGTTGCATATAAGGGAGATGCCTGAGATTGACGCCGTGCGGCTTTATCTGCGCGGCGGGAATTATGGCGGCGTGAATGCCGGGGTGGTGGGTTACGCGCACCAGGAGGGGATGAAAAGCACCGTACGCGCCGGGAAAGGCCCGGCACGCAGCGACCCCGGCCGGATGGCCAGCGCGGCGCAGGCCAAAAAGTTGCGCAAGCTGGGCTACAGGGTGAAACGGGGCGGGCGATGGCGCAAACCGCCTTTGAAAGAAATTACGGAAAAAATGAGTTTTTCACAGGCCGGACTGCTGATCCGAAAACTCAGCGGCAAGGCGAGTAAATCAGCGTGGACTATTGACCTGCCAGCCCGTCCGTTCGTTGGCATGAGCAGCGATGATTTTAACAAGGCGCTGGCGCGTCAGCTTCAGGCCATCGGCTACGGGGCAGACGTCCGCGCACAGGATATCAGGGGAGGTGTTTAATGTGGCCAAACGTCACGGTAAACCAGCTTAACCAGTTGCAGGGCGAGACGGACGAAATCGAACGCTGTGTTCTTTTTGTCGGTCGCGGCGCTGTCAATGTGGGTAAAACGCTGGCGGTGAATACTCAGAGTGATTTTGACGTGCAGCTGGGTGTTGCCGATACGGTTTTAAAGCGCAACGTGCAGGCGGCAATGAGCAACGCCGGACAGAACTGGTCAGCTTATGTGCATGTGCTGGCTGACGATGCGGAAGATACCGCCTGGGTGGATGCGGTACTGGCAGCGCAGCGCGTGGCGTCAGTTGAGGGTGTGGTACTGACGGATGATGTCAGCGACAAAACCCCGGTTAATGACGCCGTGGCACTTCGCGGCACGCTGCTGGCGAAGTTCAGCCGCTGGGTGTGGTTCATCCTGTCTGTGCAGGGCCCGCAGCCGGAAGAAAGCTGGGCGGATTATCTGGAGCGCCTGAGCGCCATGCAGGAGGGCATTGCCGCGCCGTCTGTCCAACTGGTGCCGCGTCTGTTTGGCCATGAGCCGGGTGTGCTGGCTGGCCGCCTGTGTAACCGGGCCGTCACCATTGCAGACAGCCCCGCCCGCGTGAAAACGGGCGCGGTGGTGGATTTGGGGCGGGATGATTATCCGCCTGACGGTACTGGAAAGGCGCTGGATCTGGCCACGCTTCAGGCGCTGGAATCTCAACGCTACAGCGTGCCGATGTGGTATCCCGACTATGACGGGCTGTACTGGGCTGACGGCCGCACACTGGACGTTGAAGGGGGCGATTATCAGGCCATTGAGTACCTGCGTATCGCTGACAAAGTGGCGCGGCGCGTCAGGCTGCTGGCGATTGCCCGTATTGCTGACCGTTCGCTTAACTCCACGCCGTCAAGCATGGCCGCCGCACAGCTGTACCTGGCCAAACCGCTGCGCGAAATGTCGACGGCCATGCAGATTAATGGCGTGCGTTTCCCCGGCGAGGTGAAATCACCGCGTGACGGAGATGTGAGTATTGTGTGGGTTTCGCCCACGAAGGTGAGTATTTATCTGGTGATCCGCCCGGTCGAATGTCCGAAGCAAATCACAGTGAGTCTGATGCTGGATACCAGCCTGGACACAACGGGAGCGCAGGCATGACACAGCGTTTATCGGGTCAGTCATTTGACACGCATATGGACGGGGAGCTGGTTCACTTTGAAAAAGTGAGCCTGGATATCACCGACAACACCGCCGCCGTGCAGACGCAGGGCGTGCCGGACGGCTACGTGGCCGGGGACGTGGGGGCAGAGGGGGAAGTGGAGGTGAGCAGCAAAACGCTACAGCAGCTGACCGCCATCGCCCGCCGTGCGGGGTCGTGGCGCGGCATTCCCCCGGTGGATTTTCTTTTTTACGCGAAAGCTGGCACAGAGGAAAACAAGGTGGAGGCATTCGGCTGCAAGCTGGTATTGAGCAACGTTCTGGATCTCGATCCGAAGGGTGGCAGCATCACCACGCATAAAATCAAATACTTCGTGACCGATCCGAAGTTCGTCAACATCAACGGCGTGCCGTATCTGGAATCGGACGTCACTGAAAACCTGATTAGTTAAGGGCAGGCAATGCAGGAAGAAAAAGGAGTCTTGGCGATTTTGCTACTGCTGTTTACGGGCGCATTAATCGCACTGGGTAACCTTCTGGTAAGCCCTGAGCAGGTCACACCCCGGCTTTTTTTCGGGCGGATTATTCTGGGTTCGGCGGCGTCGATGGTTGCCGGGGCGGTACTGGTGTGGATACCGGGCCTTTCGCTGACGGCCATTCTGGGGATCGGTTCCGGGCTGGGTATTGCAGGTCACCAGGCTATTGAGCTGTGGCTGAAACGTAAGGGCAGTACATTACTGACGGGGAAAAAACCAGTATGACACTGAGCGAAAAACAACAGCTGTTTACCGCCCTTGTGGCGCAGTTGATTAACTTTGCCGGGGATCACGGGATGCGCCTGACCTTTGGCGAGGCGTACCGCACGCCGGAGCAGGCAAAGCTTAATGCGAAAAGCGGCGCAGGCATCAGCAACAGCCTGCATACGCAGCGTCTGGCCGTGGACTTTAATCTGTTCATTAACGGCGAGTATAAAACCCGCACCGAGGATTACCGGGCGCTGGGCGAATACTGGGAATCCATCGGCGGCAGCTGGGGCGGGCGCTTTAAGTCTAACCCGGACGGCAATCACTTCAGCCTTGAGCACAACGGAGTGCGCTGATGGCCAGAAACGTGGCGTTCATTCTCGCCGCGCTGCTGGCAGCGTTCGCCGCTGGCTGGACGGCGGCGGGGTGGCAGCGTGACAGCACAGATTTGGTGATTGAACGTGCCGCCAGCGTCAGCGCTGAAAGAAGCCGGGAGGCCGTTCAGGCGGTTTCAAGCGCATCGGGTAAGAAACTTGAAACGCAGCTGGAGGAACTGAGGGATGTTATTCCCGCATCAATTCGCACGGAAGTGGTTAAGCCTGTTTTTACTAATGTCTGCGTCTCTGCTGATTTTATCAGGATGTACAACGACGCCGTTGATAAAGCAGAGCGAACCTTATCAGGAAAACCTGAAAACAAAATGCCCCGTTAATTTACCCCGGCTGGCGGGTGATGACGGAAAGGCGGCGGCGGAATTACTGGTTAAATGGTTAGATATTTATTCGGTCTGCGCTGCACGCCACAATCAAATTATTGACGAAATTTTACTGAGAGAAAATATTAATCATGGCTAAATCAATTGTACTGAATGTCGCAGGCGTGGATATTACCTTTAATCCGGATATGGCGACCTACAATAAATACATCAACGAAATGGCGATGAATAATAAAGTTGCTCCGGCACATAACTTTCTTGTCCGTACGGTTGATGCAGACAGTAAAGAAGCACTGCTTAAATTTATGGAAATGCCCGGTGCCACGCTTCAGATTGTCGGTAAGCTGCTGGAAGAGTATACGCCAGAGCTGGAAATTACGGTAAAAAACTAACCGATCGAGTCCGTAATATAGAATCTAACGGACTCGAACAATACGTTATTTTGCGGCGTCACTATTTACCCCATGAGGATAATAGTGAGGAAAGTCTCGCCGCTGCGCTGTGGCTCGATAACCGGCACTGGGAATATCAGCGTATTTCCGTGGCTAACGGCGTTGCGCTGGCATTTAAAGGCAAAGAATGAAATCACTGGAGTTTACCTTATCGCTTATAGACAAAATCACCCGGCCATTAAAACAGGCGCAGGGGTCGGTGACGTCATTTGCTGATAAATCCCGTGCATCATTCACCCGCATCGCCGTGGGTGGTGCGGGTCTGCTGGGTGTCGGGCTGGCCATTAAGGGGGCGCTGGGGCCTGCGATTGAAATGTACGACACGCTCCAGGAACAGGCGGCACGGGGCATCGACAGCGGCGCACTAAAAACCATTGAACGTGATGCGAACATTTTCGCGATGACCTACGGCCGCAGCGCGGTGGAGTTCGTGCAGTCCACGGCGGATATTAACGCCGCCATTGCCGGACTGACGGCCCGTGAACTGCCGCAACTGACCCGCACGGCAAACATCATCACCGCAGCGGTGGGCGGTACGGCTGCGGAGTCAGCCGAATTCATGGGCCAGATGTTTGCCAATTTCAAGAGTTATGCCGACCAGGTGGGCAAGGTGCAGTTTGCTGAAGAGCTGGCCGGGAAAATGGCATACATGAAGAACACCTTCGGCACGGATATGGCTGCTGTCAAGGATTTGATGGAGGGTGCGCGTGGGGTGGGGGCTAACTTCGGGATCGGGATTGATGAGCAGATGGCCATCATGGGCCAGCTGCGCCGCACGCTGGGGACTGAGGCCAGCGGGGCCTATGAAGGCTTTATGACGGCGGCGCTGGAGGGCGGTAAAAAACTGGGCGTCAGCCTCAGTGATTCAGCCGGAAAGATGCTATCCATGCCTGAAATGCTGATTAAGTTACAAGGTAAGTACGGCAAAAGCATTGAGGGGAATCTCAAGGCGCAGGCAGAGCTTGATGCGGCTTTCGGTGACAGTTCGGCTGTGGTTAAGCAACTGTGGGGCAATGTCGACGTGCTACAGCGCAATATCACCGAGCTGGGGGGCAGCGACGGGCTGAAGCGGACGCAGGAGATGGCCGGGAAAATGGTGAAGCCGTGGGATCGCTTTATGGAGATCCTGACGGCCATTCGCCGCGTAATTGGCATGACGCTGATACCCGTTCTTTATCCGGTGCTTAACCGCCTGGCGGATATGGGCCAGACTTTTGCCCGCTGGATGCAGATGTTTCCCAACATTGCCCGCGTGGTGGGCTATGCGGCGATGGCGATCCTGAGTTTTGCGGCGGTGGGTGCGGGAGCTAACGTCGTCATGGGCGTTACGGGGTTTATCGTGCGCGGTTTACAGGGCGTCTGGAAACTGCTGGTTGTGATAGTGCGCTCATACACGGCGGTGTTGTGGGTAGCTCAAAAAGCCGTTGTTGCGTTCAATTACATCATGAGAGTGATGCGAGGTGTGATGCTGGCGGTGCGTATGGCAGCGATCACATCCGGCGTGGCCATCAACTTGATGAGCTGGCCAATCCTGCTGATTATCGCGGCGATTGCGGCGCTGGCCGTGGGCTGCTACCTGCTGATTAAGCACTGGGATCAGCTTAAAGCGGCGGTGATGGAAACTACTGCATTCAAATTGATTGCCGCCCTTGTTCGGGCAGTTGCCGGGGTATTTTCGGATGCCTGGGCATATATATCCGATGCCTGGAACAGCCTGATGATATCTCTGGTAAATGCCTGGGATCGGGCTACGGGTGCGCTGATGGATAATACCGTCTTCCAGATGCTGGCAGGCGCGGTGATATTGCTGTCCGGGATGTTTGGTCAGGCATGGGAATTTATCACCCAGGGCTGGAACAGTTTCCTTGAACTGCTGGGCAATTTCTCTATCACAAAAACGCTGGGGAACGTCGCCAGCGGGATTATGAATGTGTTTGGTAACGTGTGGGCTTCCGTTAAACGTACCGCAATGAGTTCATTAAACTGGCTGATTGAAAAACTTAATATGATCCCCGGAATCGATATTGATGTTATCGGGGGTATACCCGATCCGCAGCCGCCGGTAATTGATAATACGCTGTCAACGGGCGGGAGTATGAACAATCTGGATAAGGGCGGGATTAATAAAACCCTTTCCGGTAACAGTAAAAGTATTACCGATAACAGCAGGCGCATTGATAAAGTCGAAATTCACACGGCCAACGGAATGACGCCGGGGCAATTAATGGAATGGCAGGAAATGAACTGATGGATGAATTATTATTTATAGACCTGCTTATTGATAATGGTAATTTTTCTCTCAACGCAGGAAATGAACCTGTTACCTGCTACAACCAGAAAAGTATCGGTCAGGATATTGTTCATTCTGTTATTGAGTCCGGGCTGGTCGTGGAGCTTATTGCAGAGCGCGGGCCGATATTACGTGCTGATATATTTACTCAGCTGGAAATGCTGGTTGAAAGCGATGAAAGAATTATCCCCGGCACGGTCATTATTCAGGAAGAAAGCGCGAGGCGGTTATTTGTGACTGCCCAGACCTACGAATTTGGAACCATTAACGCGGGGGTAACGCTGTGAACAATAAGCCAGAGGTGGATTTCACTGAGGTGCTGAAACAAAACGGCGTTCCGGTCACCGCTGACGCGGTGCGGCAGGAGTTTGACGCCATTGTTAAAGCTGAAGGAATAATCACCAACACATCGCGTATGTCTCCTTTCTGGCGGCTGATTACGGCAATTGTCACGACCCCTGTCATGTGGCTGGTCAATGCCCTTGCCAGCACAGTTATGGCTAACATGTTTCTGGCCACCGCCAGTGGCCCCATGCTGCGCCTGCTGGCGTGGGCGGTGAATATCACGCCAAAGCCTGCCACGGCCGCACGCGGCGCGATCCGTTTTATCAAGCTGGATGCCGTGAACGTGGTAACGGTGAAAGCCGGAACGGTGGTACAGACGGAACGCATAAACGGGGTGGTGTATACGCTGACGACTGACAGCGATGTAACTATCCCCAGCGGCGTGGCGGATGCGCTGATAGCGGTAACGGCGTCCGGGGCGGGTGGGGCGTGGAATCTCGCGCCGGGATACTACCGGATTTTACCCGCAGCCGTGGCCGGGATCGCCCGCGTCGAAAACGGGGAAGACTGGCTGACGTCGCCGGGGGCTGATGAAGAGTCAGACGACGAACTGAGGGATCGCGCCCGCAATCAGTTCAATCTTGTTGGCAGTTATCACACCGATGCAGTGTACCGCAGCATGATTGCCGGGGTGGTGGGTCTGAGCACTGACCGGATTTTCTTTCTGCATGATGCCCCTCGCGGGCCGGGTACTGCTAACGCTTACCTGCTGCTGGACAGCGGCGTGACGTCACAGCCCTTTATTGATGCGGTTAACGATTACGTCAACACGCAGGGGCATCACGGCCACGGGGACGATATGCAGTGCATGGCCATGCCGGAAACGCACCACGCGCTGACCGTGAAAATTTATATCACTAATCCCGACAATATGAATGAAGAAAGCCGGAAGGAACTGCTGCGCGGGATAGAAAACCTGATCCGCTGTGCCTTTCGTGAAAACGGCAACTACAGCGTACTGAAGACCTGGCCTTATTCGCGGTTTTCATTCTCCAACCTCGGGCGTGAGATCCACAAAAACTTCCCGGTAGTGGATTCGCTAAAATTTTCCCTGGACGACATCGTAAGCGGGCTGAACGTTCCGCGCCTCTTGTCCCTGACGCTGAGTTTAGAACATGACTGAATTTAATAAAAAGCTGGCATCCATTACGTTGCCGTCCTGGATGAATCGCGGGGAACCCGTCACCCTGCTGCGTGCTGCGCGTAAATTCTGGGAAAAGGTCTGGGGGTGGGTTAACTGGCCGCTTAACCAGTTTGATCCACTGACGTGCAGTGAATCGCTACTCGGGCTGCTGGCGTGGCAGCGTGACATTTCCCGGTTTAACGGGGAGTCACTTGCCCTGTACCGCAGGCGCGTGGCCTATGCCTTTATCAACGCCCGGGATGCGGGTTCCGTTGAGGGCTTTATTGCCATATTTAAACGCCTGGGGATTGGCTACGTCGAACTTGAAGAGCGTCAGCCCGGGATTGACTGGGACGTGATCTCCGTCCGGGTGACAGACAGCCAGGTTTCTGAAAACCCTGAGCTGCTGATGCTGATTATCCGGCAGTACGGGCGCACCTGCCGCCGATACCGGTTTGAAGTTATGACCGCAAATAATATCGCGATGAGCGCCGGATGGTATGGCGGAGAATATATCGTTTACACCGCCAGCGCGCTGGCCGAAACAGCCACTAACCGCGCCACGTTTGGCGCAAAACTGGGGGATTAGGATGTCTCAGACCATCATCACGCTGGCCTTTGAACAGTGGAAAGCACAGCAGGCCGTCAGCGGCGCACCCGTGCTGCTGGACGGGTTCGTACTGGCCAACGTGCCAGGCCTCGATCCGGCTGCGCCAATCAACCGCAGCGAAGGGTTGCCGCCTGCCGCGCAGATTGTGCATCGTCAGGACATCAGTCAGGCCGGGGTTATCAATGAAAACGCGGTGGCGTACTCCGTCACGCTGGGCGCTGACGTGGGCGACTTTGCATTTAACTGGATTGGCTTGATTAACAAAGCCACCAACACCGTGGCGATGATTGTTCATGCCCCGGTGCAGCAGAAGGTTAAAAACGCAGCAGGGCAGCAGGGCAACGTGCTAACGCGCTCTTTTGTCATGGAGTACAGCGGCGCGCAGGCTGAGACGCAGATCACCACGCCCGCCGAAACGTGGCAGATTGATTTTACTGCCCGGCTGGGCGGTGTGGATGAGCGCCAGCGGGTTGAGAACGTCGATATTTATGGCGCGGCGGCATTTTTTGATAACGGCTACCTGGTGACGAAATCGGGTAGCAGTTACAGCATCGCGCCGGGCGTGGGGTATGTTGCAGGACTGCGCACGCAGCTGGCCGCCAGTCAGCCCCTGACCGTGACCACAAAGCCCGTCAAAGTCTGGCTGGACGTCTGCTTTAAGGGAACGCTGACCAGCGTCTGGGGCGTTGAGACGGTGATTAAAGTTGCCGCTACCCTTGCGGATTACGTGGCGGATGGCCGTCAGCACTACGTGTTTGCGGTGGCCAGCATTGACGCTGCCGGAACCGTCACGGACCTGCGACCTAAGGGGGCGCTGTCTGACCAGACCGGAGCCAGCGCCTACGCTCGTAAAGACAGGAATCTGTCTGATCTAGACAGCATCCCTGAAGCGCGTGAAACGCTCAAACTAAAAGGGGCTGCGCTGCTCGATGTGGGGGCGACTGAAGGAACGGTGGCAGCGGGCGACGATTCGCGCATTGTTAACGCGGTGCCGAATACGCGCAAGATTAACGGCCATCAGCTAAATGGTGATTTTGATATCACAGCCGGGGATGTTAAGGCGCTGGCGGTGACTACTCTCCGCGCACAGCTGACACCCAGGGCGGGTGAAGTGGGCAATGCGAATTATCTTCCCCCTAACTCAGTGAGTTTTGTGTATTACAACGCGCCCAACGGACCCGGTATTACAGGGTCATTATTAGATTTTTCGGGTGCTGACGGCGAATATAACACCCAGATTGCTGCTGCATATAACGGCAGTGGTGACGCTATCCGATTCAGGACGCGCAACGGAGATAACAAGACGTGGAATCCGTGGTTCGCATTCTACCATTCCGGGAACAAGCCCACGGCGGCGGATGTTAGTGCCTTGCCCCTGGCTGGCGGCGTGATGTCTGGTGAGATAACGGGCGCTTACACACAAAGTTTGGCATGGGCTGACCAGTACAACACCAGGGCGCCGTTTTACGATGATTTTGTGTCACCTGCATTCAGTGCTTACAGGCCTCTGATTAAGCAGCGCGTACAGACCACAAATAATGCATGGGCGTTTTCTCAGGGTACGTTGCTGTCTGATGGCGCACTCAGCTGGCATTTACACATGCACGGATCGTCAGGGATTTCGGTTAATCACAAATGGGCTACTGACGGGAATTACTACGCGCACGGGCAGGTGGTTCCTGGGGATTACTCGAATTTTGATAAACGCTATTTCATCAGGGGGGGATATGCAGATTTCGATAATCGCTATTTTACCAAGGGAGAAACAGCAGCCTACTTCAGCCCGCTTGTTCCCGGATACGCCGCCGTGGGTTCCTACATCATGGCAATTTCCTATACGGGAAACATTGGCCCCGGAGGGAACGTGGCAGGTTCATCATTGAGAGCGTCAACCGCTGACGGTATGGCGGGAGGCGGTGAATTGCCGGGAACGTGGCGGTGCATGGGGAATATGTCAACGGTGAATGATGCACACAGAACCTCATTATGGTTAAGGATTTCATGATGAAATACACAACGGTAAAAAAACCCGTTTACGCAAACTCGCAGCAAACCCTGATTGACTGCATTGTTAAATTCTCAGGGTTCGAGAAGGCAGTACCTTTTACGGCTTCGCCAGCAGACACCGAAGAGCACAGCCGGAAAATCTTTGACGACTGCGTGGCGGGCAAATACGGTGAGGTCGGGCCATACGTGTACGATCCGGCCATTGGTTTTATGGCGTCAGAAGCTGAAAAGGCCAGACGTCTGGCTGATGTTTCTGCCATAACAGAGAACTGGCGCACTCAGCTGATGCTGGGAATTATCACTGATGAAGACCGAAAAAAGCTGACCGCGTGGATGCTTTACGCGCAGGAATTGCAGGCGGTTAACACGCAGCGCGTACTATCAGAAATTCAGTGGCCGGAGGTGCCTGCGCATGTGGCGTGAAGCGGTGCTGGCCTTTCCTGATGATATGGCGGCGATCACCTGTTCCATTGTCCCGGCGCATCCGTGGGTTTACGGGCTGGGTCAGCAGACGGATAACGGCGCGTTTCTCAGTCCGGTAAACGCCGTCAACTTTCTGGCCGCAAAGCTGGCCAGTATGGGCGGGAATGCAGACCTGACGGTGTTTATGGCGTGCGGAGATTCTCACGATGCTTTCATGCAGTCGCTTAGTCGGCTGACCGCCGTATTTCCGGCCCCGGCGTTTACTCAGGTGTCACGGCTGGCGCAGTCATCAGCGTTACTGAACACGGTCAAAATGCAGCTGCCGGCTAAAGGGGTAAACAGCCTGCCGCCCTCACTGCCGCTGTCGGTGCCGACCAGCCGCACCGCGATGAATGCCCTGCGCACCGCAAAGGCTCAACTGGAAGCCAGCGCGGGCAGCAGTCTGGAAGGAATGAAAGCCAGCCTGGACAAGTTCGCCGCAGAACACGCCAGCTTGCTGGGTGGCATCAGCGCAGGGCTGGAAGACCTGAAAAGCAAATCAGCCCCTGCGTGGGTCTTTTCGTCACGCGGCGATGTGGCCACTGCAGCCACTGAACTGGTTAAAAACATCCCGCAGCCGTCTGCCATCTACACGGTGGCCATGATGTTTATCGGGAACGACCTGACATCACTGGGGGGGATGATCCATGACATCAACAGCTACATTCGCCCTTGATGGTAAAGGCATTTTCCTGAAAAACATCCGGGTGACGCTGTCTATGGCCTTTCAGGAGAAAGACCAGAGCGGCCAGACATCGAGCACGGCCACGGCAGAGCAGGGCATCAAGGCAAAGGAGCTGCGCGTGTCAGGGCTGGTGCCATTCAGTGAGCGCGATACGCTCAAGCAGATTTTTGACATGGCCAGCGCCCGCGACGGTGCCGGAAAACTGAAGGTTTACCGCGTCGCCTGCATGGAAGCCCGCAGCGTCAACTTCCGCGAGGGGACGTTTACAGGGAACATAGACGCACCGCGACAGGATAAAGAAATGGCCTGGCTGGTGACATTCACGATAAAAGAGCGCCTGAGCGTGGACGAGAAAAAGCAGGCCAGGGCGGCGGGTAAAATCAGCGCGACAAAACAGACGGCAGGCAGCGGAAGCGGTAGCGCCGCCGCTGAAGATGAAGAGAAAATGACGTGGTTCGAACGCAAGGTGCTGAAACCCGTTAATGATTCGCTGGGGTAGGGATGAAACCGATTAAAAAACTGTGGCTGTCGAGTGAGCTGGTTCACCTGACTGACGTTAATATCGCTTTGGAGCTGAACGGCTGCGGCCGGGGGTTTATCACGGCGGAAACCACGGATGATTTTACGGGGAAAATGGTCAGGCTTGACGTGGGCTATACCGATAAGCTGCTGCGCTGGTTTACCGGTTATGTTGAGCGTAGCCAGGCCGCTGAGAACGGATATCAGCGTCTTTTTGTGCGTGAAATGGTGGGTGTGTTTGATCGCAGTTGGCCGTGTTCTTTCCAGCACCCAACTTTACGCCAGATTGCGGCATGGCTGACGGAAAACAGCGGCCTGACGGTCAGCGTGGCCAGCGCTGCCTACGCTGACAAGCCGATCCCGCACTTCACTCATTCGGGTACGGGGTTTCAACTGCTGGCCAGCCTGGGCGCGGCGTTTGGCGTCAGCGATTATCAGTGGTATCAGCTGCCGGACGGGGATGTATGGCTGGGGGCGGCAGAGCACGCCCTTTTTGCCGGAAAGCCCGTTGATATCCCGTCTGAGTTTGCCAGCAGTGCGGCGGGAGGGAACACCATGACTATTCCGGTGGTTCAGAGCATCCGGCCAGGGGTTGAACTGAACGGCCAGCGCGTGACGCGCGTCAGGCTGCATAACGACGATTTGGAAATTACCTGGACGCCGCGCAACAGGAGTACGGGCGCACCGCTGCAAAAAACGCCGATTCAGCGCCAGATAGAATCGACTTACCCGGAACTGGCTTCCGGGGCGCATTTGCCGAAGTTCGCCCGGGTGGTCGCGCCCAGCGAAGATGTCACAAGCGGTAATTTTGCTGATCCCTTCCGACCGCGCTATGCGGTTAACGTGCAACTGCTGGACGCTGACGGCAATCCTGACAAGGCAACGCCGGAGTACCCGGCCGTTCCGCTTCCGGTGCCAGGGGCGGGCAATGATGCCGGGACGTTTCAGTTTCCTCCCGAGGGGACACTGGTTGAAATTGGTTTTACGGGTGGCCGCCCTGATAAGCCATTTGTCCGGCAAACCATGCCGGAGGGCAACAGCCTGCCGGATATCAAACCGGGGGAACACCTTCTGCAGCAGCGGGCGGAAGTCTCGCAGCGCATCACCCAGGGGGGCGACTGGGTACGTAAAACTGACCAGACGATCAGCGAATCATCAATGACCCGCGTGATTGAGGCTGACGACGAAAGCCGCACGCTGGTAGCGCGTGAGGCTACAATCAGGGCCACGGATAAAACTACTGTGGTGGGTAAAAGTACGCTGCTGGCCGGAGCTATTGAGCAGGTCACGCTGGGTGATTATGCGCAGGCGGTACAGGGTAACAGCGTGGCCACGATTGCTGGCGACAGTTCCAGCGATGTGGCAGGTGATCTGATGGAGAAAATAGGGGGGATACGCAGCAGCATTGCCGCCGCGCAGCAGCAGGTGATTGCGCCCGTTGTCTGGGTAGGTAGCCAGCAGATTAACGTTATGCAGTTGATGCTTGATACGCTTGATGTCGTCAGGCAGCTGGCGCAACTGACGGCAGCACACACACACCCGGACACGGGTCAGCCGACGAATGCGGCCGCTATTGCGCAGACGGGCAGTCAGGCCGATACGCTGAAGAAAAAATATAAGCCGGTAATAGGCTAACCCCCGCCAGAAATCCAGCCCGCCGAGTGCGGGCTTTTTTACGTCCCAGCCCCAGAGCCACCAGAACGCGCACAGCGAGGCGCGGCAGCGCGGCATCATCCGAGTGAAACCAAAAAGGATTAACGCAGCAGGGTGGCGCACAGACCGCCAGAGCCTGACAAAATAAACGTGTCGGAGACAAAAACGGCACTACACCGCACCCGCCTGCCGTTTTTGGATCTAAAAGTTTTTTCAGTTTCAGATTTCTACAAACGCCACCTCCAGCCCGCGCCGCTGCTGGGCCTTTGCGGGAAAACCCAAACTGAAAAGATTGAAAAGGATTTCAGTGTTTTTCATTCTTGTAGGTCTCGAGTGGATCTTGTACGGGGATCAACTCATTGAATTTTAAGGATATTAGTTATTTATGTCATCATCTGGATCTCAAGCAGATCTCTATGCGAAGTTAGTGACCAATCAGAAACCCCACTCAGGCCAAGGGCTGCAGAGGTTTAGGACTTTGTGCAAAACTGAAAAAATCAGTAAGCTATAAACTGTTATTAGGTAATGTTATTTTTTTGGTAAAGGGGTACAAAATGCGAATGTGTTCACTCAGTGGCACGCTCTTCATATTCATGGCGCAAGGAAAAAATAACTCACGATGCTATTTAGAATAACCAGTTGTGGGCCGAATGGCAGATATTAATATGGTAAGAAAGTCGATTTTAGAATGTAATATTAAATAGCGTTAAGGTTTAATGATTGGGGCTTTTACCAGCACAAAAAAGATTTTTTAAAAGAATAACGAAGCTTAGGTGGAGGTTATTTTAAGCTTGAAATACAGCCCGCAAAAAAAAGCTGTATCTCTTGCGCTAGATTAAATAATTTGTAATCACTGCATGAAAAATAATTTAATATGGATTGGTTGTTATCTTTAAGTAACTATGTCATTAATCACTTAATCTATTCTCAAAAGCTGATTTTTGTTAGAAAATCTCGGTTGTCTTCAGTTTGAGAAAATTGCCATTTAAGATCCCAATTCCAATTATTGCATCTTGGTTTTTTGTCAGGACAACCCTCACAATTAGCTTGTTTAAAACCTCTCATAAAATCATGTTCACTAGCGCAATCATAACGTTCTGTAAGAATGTTACCTGTGCCTGTTATATATTTGTGTTTCGAGCAATAAATTAAGTGAATTCCGCCAGCTGAATGTAGGTTAAGCATTTCAGCAACTACACCACCGGGTCTATAATGGACATGTAAGTTCTCACAATCTTTGACTATTGCACTCGGGTCATAATTATCCATGGCTCTTTGAACAATCAGCCCTAACTCATTTTCAGGATCATCTGGGTCCATATGTAGGCTTTTGGCCATGCTAATGAAATACTGTTTTTGCTCATCGATTGTTAGAGAATGGAAGTCTATATTTTTATGAAAATCAGGGCGCGAATTATCAATTGAATCTAATTCTTCTGAAATGTTATTAAAGCTTTCCACTATGACTTGTCTATAGTTTTTCCTATTTCTTTTGGTGGCTTTTACATTTCTTAAATAAAGCTCAATTGCGTAGCCTTCTTCTTTTACAATACAACAATAGTTTAGGCATACTTCGAAAACATTATCTATCCAATTGTTTAAAAATGAAATTGATTCATTGCTTCCACGGTTTGTATGGATATCTTTAAATAATATTAAAGGAATTATCAGAGTAGTAAATTCACTGACTAGTACATGTAACTGGCCATTTTTTACTATTCGAGCAAAAAGTCTTATTATTTTCTCTAACTGCCTACAGCATTCTCTATATAGAATGTCGCTTGTTGTAGATGCTATATATCGTCCCACTCCGGGGGAGGTGGTGATGTTGTTATTAATATTATGCAATGTGAAAAGCTGTTCATTTGCATTACGAAATAGAGCAATGCGGGATTTGGATATTGATATGAATCTGTGAGCTTGGATTTTATCCACTTTAGCAAAATTGATAAGCGTAACGCAAATGTCATGTTTCTGTTTTATGAGCTCATTTACTACATTTGTGTAGGGTGATTTAGTAAAGGCTTGGTCAAAATATAGAGCAGCAACAAACCTATCTTTAATGGGTACGATTTCAGATTGAACTAATTTTGATGCGGTTGAATAAACCTCTTCAAAGCGTCTATTTAACGATAAATCATGTAATTGTGTGTGATAAGCTTTGTACAACGCGTCGCCGACATCAGTGATAACATCATTTATATCGTCAGTGGAAAGATTTTCATAATTACTTACAGCATTCTTTAAGCCTCTTATTGACAAGAAATTCCAGCTAGAAACCACAGCTTTTAGTAACACATTGAATGCTTCTGGTTTTTCTCGTTCTAAAGTGTTCTTTATTGGTATGTGTATATTTATAGAGTCGTTATTGTTCCCATCGATTTCTTTGATTAAAGATTTATTATCCGTAATTGAAAGCCAATAAATTGTTTCAGATGTTATATCGACAACGACTAAAATTACTGGAATATTAAATGATAGATAGTACCTTAATCTGTTAGTCTTAAGTGTGTATGAAATAAACTTCCCTTTTTTAATTTTAGTTGTGTTCGATTCTCCTTTAAGCTGCAATTTGAATGTGCTTTCTTTACCCAAGGCTTTGCCGCTACTATCTTTTAATTCAATTTCCGCATCAATGCCAAAATCATTCTGATCTTCTTGAGGCCTATAAATCCAATTATCAGGGATGTGGTATTGGAAAATACGACCAGCCCTATTGCCAATTTCACCCGCATTCAT